TAGTGGTCTTGCTGGAGATTATGCACCTACCGAAGGTAGAGGTCTACCTTGGGGTGATGGTAAAACTGGAAATGTCAGAGCCGATTACAAAGTTAACCCAGATACTTCAGGTTAATTTTAACTATCTGACTCAGCGATATACTCAGCTAGAGTTGGGGGTTTTTTATTTATTATTATCCCTACAGAATAGTCTGTGGGGGAGAAGGATATATTTTTACCCACTACCCGATAGTTTCCTGAGTACTTGGGGTTATCTGTTTGTATGCGTATTACATCATTTTCGCTAAGATACGCACCAACAAAGCTACTCATACTATATTCATACTGAACATGTAAGTTAGCTCTAAATAATTTTTGTGCAAAATCTTTACACTTAGCAGGGGATTCTAAAGATTTATTAGTTACTTCTAAATATGTTCTATCGAAAGCTTCCATGGCACTATCATGGATAAATGTCCCCTTAACACCATTAGCTCCATTAACTATAACAATAGTTGGAACCTTTTTATTTAATATACTGATGTCTGATATATTATTTTTTTCATCGTAAACTTGTACTACTGGGTCGCTATCGAGGTCAGATTCAAGCTCTATTATGATTTGCGACATTGAGCCATTATCTATTATGCGTGCTATATTAGGTCTAGGTAAAGTGCCTGATGTATCTATTGCTTGACTAAGCAATGTCTTTATTATGTCTAATAGAGCTAAGGTTCCTCTCAGCGGAGGGCGAACTGAGGACACGACGGGCGTAGTATTGCCGATAATAGCTGTACCTAGCTTATTCTCTAGTTTAGCCATGGTAACTGCCTTAGCTATTGCTGCACCAGCGCTTAGTCCATCGAGGTTATCAGTTTCAGTTAAAGCTATCTTAGCTTTCTCACTCGTGCCTCCTAATAACATATATCCTAAAATGTCTTGAGCAGAGATTTCTATCTGATTAAAATCCATATTTACCATTTTTATCCAACCTCTGAAAAGAGGAGTACTATCGGTCTTGTTTAAATACAAACATACCTCTTTGTTCCATAACTTCCTCATTCCTCCCTGAGTATTGGGCACAGTAAAGCTTAAAGTAGATGCACTGAGCTGTCCGGGATTATCGTAGGTTCCATCAGTATAATCTACGTCTACTCCTTCAATTGTAATTCTAGGTGAAATCTCGTTCATCGAGCACTCCTCCTAGAGGGAAAATGTCAGTCATTAATTTACCATCATTTTCTAACAAAGCTATTTCTTCGATGGTCATATTGAAAGTATAAGTTGTTATAGAACGAGGCCCACCAGCAGGTCTGTTTTCAGCTACGTTAGTAATGATACCCCAGAACCTTACAAAGGTTCCATCTTTTTGAGGTTCATCCCAGTAACATCTAACAGTATTAGAATGTAACTTTCTTACAGTATGTAAATGTCCATATAAACTTTCAGGAGCAGTTGCTCCAAATTGATTAGCTGCTGATGTTGATTCATCTCCAGTAGCAACACTTCCAAAACTAACATCTTGGATAGTATCTCCCGTTCTAGCTATGAAAACTTTACCCTTTCTAGTAATAGCTGTAAAGTAATTACCTGCTCTAGTAACTGAGAAGCCACTAGTTATAGGAAGAGAATTTAAATTATAAGCTGAGTCATCTACTTCTTTTACAAAAGCAACACTACCCTCAGTTGCATCAAATATATTCCATATCTCAGGGAATGATTTTATACCAGACCCTGCACCGTTAGCAGTTCCTGAGCCACTTACTGCTATTCTCATTGCATATTTAGAACTACCTGACCAATCTGTTTTCAGAGCTTTTCCTATACTACCAGCCGTAGAAGTATCTTTTACAACATATAGATTAGGGAATGCAGCAATCTCAGCGTCGACTGGAGTTAGTTTAACATTACTACTTCCTTGTCTTTCTACCTTACTTACACCACCTATGATATCATAAATGTTAACTCTTCTTATTAAGAATTTAGCGTTAGTAGCTCCAACTAAATCAGTAGGTTCATAATCACTGCCTATATCTTCTCCATAAGTTAAATAGAGTTCATCAAGAGCTGCGTTAGTTCCATTACTGGTACCACTTGCTACCCACAAAGGTCGTTCATCTATGTTAGATGCACCACCGGGGTCAGTACAAATAGCTATATATTTAAATGCACCAATATCATCAGCTGTACCTAATACACTCAAACTTTCTCCTGTAAGAGCATCTATCTTAAGTACTCCTCCAAATTCAGCAGAAGCAGTAGCACCAACATTTGTAATAGTGTTACCTGTAATTAATAAATCTGTAGTTTGTGTAGCTGTCGTTGCATCAAATTGTCCTCCACATAATTCTTCTAGCTTAACTGACTCCCAATCTAAAGGCATGTCAAAAGACACGTATCCCGACTGAGAAAGAGAATTCGTCTCAGTATCGTAAGCATAAGTGCTAGTGTTTCTCAGTTCAAGTTGAGCTTTAGTAGTATCTTCAAATTCTACTTCTTTCCAGTACGCATGCTGTTTACTAGAAGTATCTGTTCCATATACAGCTTTATCATCTATAGCTAAATAAGAAACTCCAGCTATTTTATATCGTTCAGCATCTGTAACTGAACTTCCTGATAGTGTTTTTCCTATCAGTGTATTAGCATAATTATTAATATTAAATCCTACTTTATTAGTTTTACTATCCCACAATAAGACTATGTATTCCATAGCATTACGTGTATTACCTGCAATATCATTCCATGTTTGTGTGTTAGCACCTGAAAGGGATACTAAATTAGAACTACCATTCTTAACAGCTTCAGCTGTATAATCAGCAGTAAAATTACCTGAAGCAACAGGAGCCACATCAATCTTAGTAAATGAACCAGATGTAACATTACTCATGGTACTCAATCCTGCTGGTGTAATCCTATAAACATTAGGTTGGTTAGTAATTATAGAACTTACTTCTGTATCTGTCATATTTGATGCACTAGAAGGTTCTACTGACATACGTGTTAAATGATACTGTGGAGTAAATCTACCAAAATCATCAATAATAAACTGGTCTGTTCTATAAGCCTGAGTGGTAGTTGCTACTCCATCTCGTGCCCAATCAGAACCTGCTCCTGTTGTAAATCCACTGTAAACAACCGAAGCCTGACCATTAAGACCATCAGGTCGTGTCATGTACGTATAACTTACTGGTTTAGTAGCTGAGGTCTGAACAGTGTTGTTATTAAAGAAATAAGACCCTGTGGTTTCCCATTGAAATGCAGGGTTAAAAAAGACTTTACCATTATCATATCTATAATTTTTTAAAGATATATTAGAAGCAGCAGCCCTGCTCTGTGAAAAATCTAAAGTAACAGTTCGTAAGGGGTCATCTGCTTTTTTGATAGGTGAACCAGCTGAGACATATCCAATAGGATAATAATCAGCATCATCTCCCTGTACACATACAAATAATTTAAGATAATTAAAGGCATCATTTGTGTCATAATCTGTAGTTCCACCATCCACTTTAGGGTTAGTATAAGTTATTTTCAAAACTTTTGAAATCAATCCTCCAGTGCTAGTAATTGCATTCATACCAGCTGCTCCACTGAGGGCAGCGGCCGATAAAGTCTTAGTTAAAGTTACTAAAGAACTACCTGCACCACCAAGAGAAGTTGCCGCAGTTCCTGTAGCTACCATTGAATAATCTACTATACAATCTACTTCTACAGTAACACTACTAATTGAGTTTAATTGAGCAGCAGTGGCTAAAGGAGGAGCAAATAAATAAAGAACTTTACCTCCTTCTTTCTCAAAAATAGAATTATCAATACCTGATTTAACTGTTTTGTTTTCTAAACGCATAATACCAGTTGCTTCACTGTCACTTATTGTAGTCCCAGTAATAGTAGCATCTTGCGTAAAGGGAGTGAGATTAGCACTCTCGTCATTATTAGCATAGAATCTTGAAACGATTCCTTTTGAATTGATAGTTCTTACAACAGGGTTAAAGGTACCGGATGCAGTATATGTATGTTTAGCAGTTCCTGTCTCAATTGGTTCAGTAAACTGTACCCATTCGTAGTTAGCTTCTTCAAGTTTATTAGAAGGACCATCATCCCAATCTATATACATAGCTCTTACATCATCATCTTTAAAGACAAATGTAGCTGTCTGTTCTGTATAAACAGTTGTGTTAGTAGGACTCCATGTAACGCTCATAATGCAGTACCTCTCCATGCTGTCGTATTACTCATAGCTACCTGAGTTCTTCCTCTACCTCTTACATTATGGTAATCAAACAAAGCAATCCTACCATAGTGAGTATATGTAGTATCTGCTGCGCCCGTTCCTGTTTTATCTAACAAGTAAGGATTATTATAAATATATTCTCCTGAGGTTTCAACAAATTGTACATCATTTTTAGTTTTATCTATTTCATAATAAACAATTTCTTCTATAATACCTTCGTATCTACCTACACTTCCACTACCTATGTAAGTAACAGCAGTAGAACTGACTGCACTTGGTGCTGTACCGTTGTAAGCTTCTTCTTTACCGTTAACATATAATGCAAACTTTTTAACACCAGTTTGTTGGTATCGTACTGCAATTTGATAATTTACATCATTGTCTCTATCTAACTGAGTAGTTCCTGTTAATGAAACTCCTCTTTGTTGTACTACTACATTACCAGCAGCGTTAATAGATACTTCAAAACCATCACTACTTGCAGTTCCTTTTGAATATAAACTTCCACCACTTGCACTTGTAAGCATTGGTGTAGTATGTAATAAGAATAAATAATCTGTTGAACTAGTCATTGCTGCTCCTGAAGCATGTGGGAATTGTAAAAATCCATCTCCTCCAGTAGCGTATTTAGTTGCTCGGAAACCGTAACCCTGAAGACCTATAGGGTCTGCTCTACCATGAGCCCCTGAGGTCAAGGAACCACTAGAAAAACCATCTGTAGGTTTATAGAAGGTATATGCAGGACATGCTCCACTATTACCTGACTCATTAAGAGGCATCCATAATTCAGCATTACAGTATTTATTAGATATAGGGGCATCGTTAACGAATAACATTCTATACCATACATCATCACCTGATTCTTCCCACGTAAAATTAATTCCACTAAGGTTCTCATTTTGTAGTTCATATAAATTAGTTTCTTTATCTAATACATTAAACGCTGGACCTACTTGCATATTATTAATCATAGGTAATTCGTCATGGTATCTAAATAAATAATGTGGTTTTATTAAATGCCAATCTGGTTCATCAGCAGCAGTATTATAATCGTTACCGTATAGGGTTGCACTTTGGTCAGCGGTTGGACTGAATAAATTGATTGTGGTAACAAAGTCTTCGCTTGGTCCACTGTTATTTTTCTTTACGACCTGTGATATATCGAAAGGGGTTTGATAACCAGAATATACAGTTTGTATATCTACTTCTCCTCCTTCTCCCGTATCTTCATCGAAGGCTCCAAAGCCATAATCTTTTGTTAAATCTAAATTAGTTTCGCTTTTTTCAGCTTTATCTAAAATCCAAGACTTTCCATAAACACCAGCCTTGGAAGAAGTTCCTACTAAAGCATTAGCTGCCTCAGTTGCATTCCAATTATAAGTCCATTCGTTCCATGTAGACCCTGTATTAGCAGCAGCTGGTGCTACTGTCCCTGAAAGAAGAGCTATTGTATCATAATATTTTGAAGTGTTACGTGCTTGAGCATTCATAACATAAGTACCAGCAGCCTGAACAGCAGCATTACCCTTGAATCCCGTTCCTGCGAATACAAAACCACTCTGACTGGCGAAACTATCAGGTTCTCCGTCAGCAAACAGGGTACCATCTCCGGGATATAAAGCTAAATTAATCCAATACTTTCGTGGACATATATACCATGGATTACCTACTTTAAAATCAGCTCTTACTGAATCTAAAGGCATATCAAAGAAAATAACATCACCATCTCTTTTTCTTAACTGCCTTAATCCCTGAACATATAAACCTTGTGCATCTACGAATTCTCCTGTTCCTCCTGTTAAATAGAAAGGGTCTGTCATAGCACCACCATCTGCCCTATAAGCTATATATTCTGTATCTCCTAAAGTAGCTTCGTCAAATATATGTGGGTCATCTACTTGTAATACTCCTCCATTATAAGAGGATAAAGCAGAATCATCATCATATTTTGGAGCAGCTATAATTTTAGCAGCACATAAAGAGTTTTCACGCTTAGCCCATCCATATACCATATTGTCTTGAGGAGCAGCATAATTAACTACTAAACCATCAGCTACAGTACCTGCTGAAACATCGCGGTCGATATTAGCAAACGTTGCAGTCAATGATACATTATTGAGTGTGTTACTACTTTTACCATTGTAATCACCTTCTCGTTTATTACCATCAGCATACGTTATAACAATAGTACCTTTTGCATCTGGAAATAGAGAAGCATCATCTAAAACTAAAGTAGAAGGATTAGTTCCTTGTGCACCATCAACAGTAGTTTGAGCTCCATTACATACATTAATTCTCATAGCTCCTTTTTGAGTAAATCCATCTGTACTGAGAACTGTATTAGCACTGCCAGTATATTGTAATAAAGATAATGGGGCTACAGGTGTACTGTCTGCGGGAATATTTCCTTTAGTTACATAAGAAGGTAATTTACCACTATCATTTCGACCTTCACTAGTTCCAGTTCCTCTACTATAATCTGAAAATAAATCTTTACCTCGCTGTTGGATATATTTAGAAGACTGTGTTCCTGAAGTTTGCAAATTAAATCCAGATGAATACCATAGATTAGTACTATGCATATCTTGCCGACTTAATTTACTAAAATTATCTGAAGCAAAACCACTCCATAATAACCATCCTGTATAATCATTACCATACCCAGTACGTGCGCCCGTAGCGTATAAATCACCAATTCCATTTTCAAAGCCAATAGATATGTAAGCTGGCATATATCTTTTAGGTAATTCTATACCTCTTGCATCAGGGAACTGAGAGAAACCTCCCACATTCATGTTACTATACGAAGATATATTATCTGTAAGAGAACTATTATAATCAAGAAGTGTTCCTGAGTTAGTAGTAGTGTAATTACACCCCATATATCCTGTAATTGTACTTTCACGTATAGTAATAGGTCTTGATAATATACCAGAACCTGCTGAATTATTCTCAGTTTGAGAATTGAAATTGTTAAGAGTGACACTATCTACATGAACAGTGACTCCTCTTTCTCCAGCTTTCTCTGTAGCTGTATCATATAAAATTGTTTGTGAAGATGAACCTAAACCCCAGAAGCCATCTGTATTTTTAGCGTTACTACCAGTAGCTGTTTTATCAATATATCTATAATTCTGACACCATATATACATATATTTTGGAAACATTTGCACCGCATTAGTTGTGTCCCTTGCAGCAGGGTAACCAGCTTCACCATCTGCGGTAGCATATGTAGAATATGGTCTTATTACATTATTAGATGCACTATATCCAGCAGCACCTACTGCATTACCATTACTATCATATCCACCCGAACATGGGAAATACACGGGTAAAGAAGGGATAAGAGGATTACCTATAGCAGTTTCGTCTGTTTCTCCCTGTGATAAATATGCTCTTACAATTGCCGATTTGTTATTATTAGTCGCTGGGTCAGCAGTAGCTCCGCTTCCTATTTCTGCTCCTTGCAGAGAAAACACAAATCTTAAATCAAAGAATTCGTTCATCTGTAATTTAACACATGGTTCATAATTATTAGTTGTGGCAGCTCTTAAATTAGTTACACTTTTTCCAGCTGTAGTTACAGTAGGGTCTAACAAAGCTCCTTCACATAATATCCTAGCATCTGCATCGATTGAAGTTCCTGCTTCAGTGTATGAACCTCTGTAGCCTTTACTTCCAACTAATTGATAAAGACCATCTGCATCAGCATTACTGTATGCGTATAAACTCTTTCTCGTAGCCAGAGGGGATGCCACTATGTAACTATTTTCATGGTCCTCCGAGTCATCAATAAATCTCTGGAATGCTATACCTCCTATATTCTTTTTGTCTGTGAAAAGTCTATCTCCAGATAAATAAGCATCATCCAATCCTCTTGCTACATATCTATCCATAGTTTCACCAGACAATGCCTCATAATTACTGAGTGTTACAACAAAACTTCTTAAGAAAGTGCGCATTGGATTAGTTGTACCAGTTATATACTGGTCAGTTCCACCAAAGTTAGAGCCTGAATCAGTAGCATCAACAAACTTTTTAGCTTTGATTGCATAATCACCAGACGCTGCTCCACTTGCGAAAATAGTTCCATCCATCTTAGAAACATTAATTTTCATATTTACAAAAGGAGCTACAGCATTACTGCCTCCTCCTGTATCACCTATACGGCCAGAAGCATCAGAAGCAATAGCCCCTATAGTTACAGAAGTACTTGTATCTCTTGCAATTCCATTAGTATCGAAGAGAAAAACAGTATCACTGGCTGACCAAGCTGAACCAGAAGTAAATCCACCTACTCTTTTAGTAGCTGAGTCATAATAAGAAACATAAAGAAATTTTGTAGCAGAAGCAAAAGTTGCATTGTTAGTAATAATATCGGTTGAAATAGGCTTTGGACTAAAATTAGCACTCAATATAGCTGTTTCGACAGGTCTTTTATCAACAGCACCTGATGAATCATAGGGTACACCCAAAGCTAATGCATTATCTAAAGCAATTGGATAAGGAATTACGGGGCCACCAATAACTGTAAATTGAGGGTTGATTGATTTTGTGTCTCCATAAACTACATTAGAGTTAGGAGCAGACGAAGTCCATGACCATATATGGCTCATTTCAAGTGAGGTACCTCCCTCAGCTGAGACTTCGTTTGATAATTGTAAAAAGGTCTGAGACCAAGGAGTACTGGAATCAGGGTCCATAGTAGATAAAGTCTCATTTGTAGGACTTTTACCTAAGAATTCGAAAATTGTATTATTTTTAGTTAATTCAGGAGGCTCTGTATCAGAAGATGGATTTGATTTAACAAAATTAATATTTCCTTTAATGTCGTTATATTTCCAAATTGGTGCAAACACTGTGTATTTATTTAATCCAGTTCGGTTATCATATTTATTAGTCCAAAAACCATGTGGTTTCTTTCTATTTCTAGGTCTAACAAAAATAACTCTGTTTGACATTGCACCTTTACCATCAGTTGTATCACTAATATTTCTTCCAAAATATCTACGCATGAATTGACCACCTGATTCTTCAGGGTCTTCTCCAATATGAAACATAGAATAGTCTCCACCTGCATGAACCTTTTCAGCAGCTTCTTCTGGCCAAAGATATTCGTCAGAAAATAGATTTCTTCCTCCACCATGTGTACCCACTGTAGGAACACTACCTAATGATTTACCTGCACCATCAAAGTTTTCTTCTAAAATAGGTATATTTTCATCAAAGGTAGTAGTAGTAACAAATAATGAATCACCTCCACTACCACTTGTACCCAAATGCATTCCTCCTTCTTTTATTTGAGTACCTTCTTTAGCTTTATATAACGCTACTTGGGGTAATTTTCCAGTTTTAGTTAAATCAGTAGAAGATGGAGTTATTGTTAAAAACCCTCCAACTAATTTACCTCCTCCAAAAGGAGGGTCAGGAGGTGTACTACCAGAAAAAACAATACGATTAGCTCCAGCAGCTCCTTTAAGTGTTAAAGTACTAGCTTCAGCTGTAGGTAAATCTTTAAATTGTGATAATAATTTAACTGCCCCACTTGTAGAGATAGGGACTCTTCTATAAAATGAATTATTCTTTACTTGTATTGCCATTCTTTACCTTCCCATGCCTCGTGCCTTTTTATACGGGTTTATTCCGATTTGAGTTCTATTGCTGGACATGTTACCAACAACCAATTCACTCACCTGCATTGATTGAGCACCCTGCATAGGTGCGCCCTTCTCAAGGCCACGTGCTAATATATCTTCCGTTCTTCTATTATTTAAAACTTGCCCCGATTGGTTAGGAACAAACAGCTCTGGGCCACGTTCTCCCACTAAATATGGACCTCTTTGACCTAAAGTACCACCAGATTGCATACCTGTAACGTAACCACCCGTAGCAAGTCCCGGTATTAAACCTACGACATCTTTAGCAGCTTCTGCTGCACTCTTTAAGATATTAATTTTATCAACTAACTTAACTATTCTATCCACAGTATCCGTTACAAACCCTGCTATTGTTGCTTTGAGGTCGTGGAAACCTTGGCTAATACTAATTCTACCTATTATCATCTCGTAAATAGTATGAAGTACATCGAATATACTTCCGAATAAATCTTTAACAATACCGAAAACTGTTTGGAAGACTGCTATTGGGAAACTTATAGGGAATAATAGTATATCTTTTAATAATTGAATAAATGATTCAGGTATCATACCTACAATAGTAGCTCCTATTTCTTTAATCTTATCAACTAATGCTGCAACAGCAAATGCCAGTACAGCACCAAGTGCCATGAACTCATTACCAAACTTGTAAATAAATGGGAAAATATAATCTTCATAAACTTCAGTTATTTTATCACCAATAGCTTGGAAAATACCTCTGAAACCATCAATCACTATACCTATTACATCAAATTCTTTTTGAAGTATATACAAACCAGCTACAACAGCCATTATACCAAACAATAACCATCCTACTAGCGGAATAGCATAAATACCAGAAGTTAAAGCCCATGTAGCTGCTGTCATAGTATACATCACAGTTTGATAAATAATACCTACTGAGGCGAAAGCTAAGAAGGTAATTGTAGAGAATGATGTTACTGCCACTAATGCACTTTTTGCCAGCCATAATGCCCATGTTGCGATTGTTGAAGCCGCTGTTACTAAAGCATCGTATATCTTAGTTGCAGTATTTGTAATCATCGTACCTATTTCAGTTAGCGTGACTCCTATGTTTGTAATCTTCAAAGCTATACTTTCTGCTAAAGTTAAATTCTGACCTTGAGAAATAGCTAAGTTAGCTTCTGAGGTCAAAGTTGCAATACCTTGAGTATATATCTCCATTACTGTTAGTGTTATTAAACTATAACCAGCTGCTATTCTTGAATAAATTGTAGATAATGATAAATTATCAACCATCCATTTTCGCGTTGTAGTTAATATACTGGTGTTGACGACAGCTTGCTCTGTTATCTCAACTCCCATTTTTTCAGCTATAGCTGCTGTTTGCAATTTTGTAGCTACTGCTGCATGAGTTTGAGCTATAGCGTTAGCAGTCTGTAATACACTTGTAATAGGTAGTATTTTACTCAACATATGTAAGTATAAAATAAACTTAGTTCCTTCTGGTCCTATTAAAGTTAAAAAGTCTAAGATTATTTTGAGTGGAATAGCATATAATTTTAATAATTCTAAATTGAGACTTCCTGCTTCAGTCATATCTCTTATAATTGTAGTAGCCTGTGTCATTAACTCTACTAACATGTAGATACCTTTGACTGCTACATCTTGTACTTGCTGACCGAACGCAGTTAAAACATAACCAGTCTCAGTTTGTACTACAAGTAAGTCTGAGAGAGACTCAACAGCCACAACAACAGCTTCGTGGAAAGCATTCATGAATTGTGTTCCTTCATAATTAGCATCTCTCATAAAGAATATCATTTCAACATTGTTTTTCAATATTTGTATTTGTGAACGCATCGATTCGTTCTGGATTCTAACCATCTCATCTAACTCTCCACCAGCATTCCTACTGTCTTCGACAGCTTGAGTGAATTCATCAGACGCTTGAACTAAGTGGATAAACGCAGTTGCACCACGCACATTCAAGTCTTGAATCAAAGCCGTTAATAGCTCTGTATTGTTTACAGTATCTTCTCCTACTACCGCAGCAAAGTCAGCTGCTATCTCAGTTAACTGCTTCATACTACCATCAGCATTAAGGATATCTATTCCCATTTGTCTAAAGGCTGTGCTATTGTCCTCAGCTCCTTCAGCAAACTCTGCTAACGCTTGTCTCAGACCACGCCCTGCAATACCTGCCTCCAAAGCTCTATTAGTCAAGACCTGTAAAGACCCTAGTAATTGGTCTATACTTTGCCCTGTGCTAGTAAAGAAAGGTAGAGCAAATTTAACAGCGCTTGATAAATCTTCATACTCTATAAGAGATTTCTGTATAGCATGCGCAAACTTATCTGTTACTTCCGCAGCCCTATTTGCTTCCATTTCGAAACCGAATAAAGTCTGAGTCGTTAACTTAGCGATTGTATTGTGGTCACCCTGAACAGCCATAGATAACTTGAGCGTTTCTGGTAAAATCTGCATTGACTCATCAGCGCTTAAACCAGCCGATGCTAACTGATAAAGACCAGTGGCACCGTTCTGCATGCTGAGACCGAACTGTTGTCCGAACTGAGTAATAACATTAGACGTCTCAAATAGTTCGTCTCTTGTTACATTAAACACAGAATTTGCATTGAGTAACTCTGCTTCGAAATCGATTAATGCAGAAGTTGCTTGATTGAGCTCATAATAAAATCCAGTAAGAATTGAAACAGATTCACGCACTGCATCGTTAAAGCCCTGTTTGACAGTAAAAGATAAATTGTGTAAATTTTGAGCTACTTCAACTGATGCACTGGATAACTCTTTTTGAGCTTGTTCATAATCAAAAGTAGCCCTACGAGCATCTCTTTTAGCATCAGCATCTGCTACCGTAGCTTCTTTTACCTCATTCATAGCTACAGATAATTTACCTCTTGTAAATGTAGCTAAATCACCTAAACCTTTTTTCAAGTCTTGTGCTGCGGCTAAGTTCATTTCTTTACCTGCTACCGAAGCTTCAGCAGTTTCGATTTCCTTCCGTAGAGTTGCTACATCCGCTTCAATCTTATCCTTAGCATCACCCTTAGCACCTTGGGCTGCCGCTTCAGAAGCATCTAACTCGGCCTTTTTCGCATCTATCAATTCCATGGTAGCACCTATACTTGCTTCAGCGTCAGCTACAGCAGTTTTTGCAAAATCATGAGCTGCTTTGTGTTCAGCAGCAGACATTTGACCCCAGTTACGAACCATCTGCTCAGCTCTCTGAGCTTGATTCATTGTTTCTGTAATACCAGCGGTTAGTTTACCACCAACATCAGGGTCTAACTGTTCTAAAGCTTTAAATGCTCCCCCTAATTCTTCTCCCTGTTGACCTAACTGACGACCAAACGCTTGATGTAAGGCTTGACCGTTCGCTAATGATTCAGCAAGTTGTGATTCAAGTATTTTATTAACATTTGCTTCAGCCGCTATGACTCTTTCACCCGCAGCTTTTGCTGCTTCTCCAGCAGCCGCTGCCCTGTCTTTCATTTGACCTAAAGCTACAGAATTAGTTGTATTATAAATAGCTTGGATACCTTTCGCGAGCAGACCACCTTGAGCTTGCATAGCCTTTGGGCTAGGAACTGCTAACCCTACCGCTACACGCGCTGCAAATATCTGCCCTGCGAAACCCATATTTATCCTGTTATATCTCCGAAACTTACGCTTCGCTTCTTACCAACCATTTCTTCATATTTAGCTCGTTTCTCCATGTACTTATTGTAACTACTTCGAATTGCTGGCTTGTTTTTAGCCATAGAGCTAACATCATTCGCATCATAACCATCCATAGAATGAAAATCATCGTACTCGTGCATGGCTGCAAGTAAACCTTCTAATTCCATTCGAGATGTTCCTTTAATTTCTTCCCAACTCATCCCCAATCCCTTCATTAAGGGAATGTAGACAAGGACCGCATCAGGCGATTCCGTCATCAGATTGTAAAATTTTCTTTCACAGCTCCTTCGACACCCATTATCTTATTGGCTATTTGATATCTTAGGGTAGTAGGTAATCCCAACCAATGTTCCTTGGTTAGACATGGTCCCTCTGGGTTTTTTTCATTTGCTTTTTCTATCATTTTTAAACATCGCTGTGAACCCAATTCCTGATACATCGCCATTTTATCATCTTCGGATGTATTAGGGCCTAGATTTTTAAACTTAGGTTCTTCTGCTTCTGTTAATTCACAAAATTGAAATTTCACTAACTTTCCACGATATTCCAATTCTTCTTCTTGCACTTCATCAGTAAGTGCTATTAGGTCATCCATTGACCAAACTTCTTCTTCTATAACTTCGTTTTCTGTCATTTTTTTCTCCTTAAAGAAGGAGGGGCTTCAAGCCCCTATGTCTTCCTTAAATGTTTGCGCTTGTGGTTGCACCAGTAATATCAGCTGAAGCTCCAGTTGTAACAAGTGGACTTACGTATGACATAAATTCAATTGTTTCTTCTTGAGTCCCATCAGCGTTAATAGAAACTGTGTGAGCCTGAACGCAGTTGTTAGGGATAGTAAAAACTTCACTACCACTTTTCAAAACTACATGTATTCGATATCCGTAAGAAATATTACTGCTGACTTTTTGTAAGCTAGGCATTGTAAGCCCGTCTGACAAACTGTCGCCTACAGATGAACCAGATACTCCGTATCTTGCTCCGCTGTATATTGATTCCATAACGTTATCGTTCTTTTTCTTCGTTAAGGTCACAGTAGTTTCTTTCTTAATCTCGGCTTTGGTTGTAGAACGAATACCAAAATAGGTAATGTCTTCATCCACGGCTCCGATTGAAACATCTACTCCTGTTACATCTGAGGACCTGTTTCCTGAAGTACCACTGTTAAGTGGAAGGAAAGCAAGTGAATCGCCTGAACCAGACGTTAATGCTAATGCACCATTCGCTGTAACATAAATTCCTGTTGCTGAAGCTCCTGAAGGTGCTTCTGTTGTGACATATACTTCTACGTCTCTTCCTAAAAAGTAAACCATCAGTAACCTGCCTGTGTTGTGAGAGTGTTGTTAATATTATTACCAATGCTGTGTAATACACTTTGATTGGTTGTAAATTCTAAACTTTCTTCCGTAACACCATCTGCATTAAGTGATACGGTATAACTTGTAACTGCACAATTTGGTATCGATAGTGTTGCAGTTGTTCCATCGGTTGCTGAACCTGATTTCAACTGAACATGTATACGATAACCATAACATACATTTGTAGTTCCACTAACTATAATATCTCTGGGATTAGCCAGTCCAGCACCTAAGTATGGAGCAGTAGCTGAACCTGTTTTATCAAGTCCCCATCTTGCACCAAAAGCTTGGTCTGCACTGAAATTCTCCAAAGAAGTGTTGTTAGTAGGACCATTAAATATAGTGCCCCATACATCATCTTTCTTCTTGTGGGTGAGTGTCACTGTTATCTCTTTCTTTTGTTCGACTTTCGCCGTACCTTTTTGACCGATATAAGTGATATCCTCATCCATAGCGCCAACGCTAATATCTACGCCTGTCAAATCTTGTACTATACCGTCTCCCCCACCGAAAGAAGCGAAAGTGCTTCCAGCCATATCGGCTGCGAATTTAATGTGGGTACCAGCTGCTCCTGAGACACATTTGTTAGAAGCTACGCTAACATTGTCCCCTGCGACATCTGATTCAGTACTGATTGCGACATTTACGTCTCGTCCTAGGAAATATACCATTATTATTTTCTCCTTGTTTGTCTAGACATCATTCAAGACATTCCACTCGTAGATTAATTTACCTCGACTTCGTATATAAAGCTTTCCCTATTATCTCTTATATTCGTTACCCCATTTGGCCACAAATTTATTTCTGGATATTAAATAGGGGGATACTTGTAAACCTAAAGCATCTTTTTTAGTCATCCACTGACTTGGTCTTTCATTCCATATACCATGGTCACCAGCAGAAACTATTTCAGCTTGCTGACCCATGCGAGGCATGTTAGGTCGTATATCTAATCTGCTATTAGGGTTCTGTCCAGTTTTATATTGCCAAGCATCTCCTTCTCCTTTTATAGCAGCATTATGGAAAGCTATTTCCTTTCTTCTCCACTCTGCGTATAATGCGTCAGTTTCTTTAAATGCATTATTATACCATCTTTCAAACTTTCTTCTATTATCTGGATTCTTAGCCCAGTTTTCAATCTGAGTGTGTAAAGATTTAGCTATTTGAGTTGTAGTCATTGTTTGAACTACTTCTGCAATTACTGCTGTACTGTCGTCTACCATTTCTCCAATGGCTACGTCTTGTACTCCTCCTATCGCAGCTATTCTACTTGCAGTTTGAACAGCTAAATTAGCCAAACCTACATCGTCTAAAAATTTAAACGTTACCGTATCTAATTTATGTCTACTGGCATATTGATTATATGCTGCTGCTAAACATAGAGCAGAAGTAGCTACTACTCCATCAGGGGCTACCTTTTTAAATGTAACAGAAGGTATAACACTTAGGGCTTTACCTTTTATATTTTTAGGAGTTAATGTTATGATTGCTGTATATCCAGAAGCACCAATAGGTTCTTGAAATACGAACATATTATGAGTGAATGTAGCATTAGGATTTCTAGCCATTAAATTACCAATACCAATAAAGTTAGCTAATACGTGTTTACCAAAACCTTCTAAAGACGTGGTTCCGAGGTTAGTAGTTACTTTACCTTCGTAGGCAGTGCCTTTGAATACATCTTTTACAACTCTGGTAGTTTTATCCATTTCATAACCTATCTGTCCAAATTGGTCATTCATGTCTTGAATCTTATCTAATATCACTTGTTCTATCTCATTTAAGGTGCTATCATCTACCTGAACTACATTTGCAAATTCTCCAGTTAAATATTTAGAACGAGTACTATCTGTAACATCAAGAGCATAAGCACTAGTTTTAATAGCCTTTCCTACTTCCCCACCAGCTAACTCTCCCATCAACTCAACTGCCATCATACCTTCTAACGTAGTTTTTTGATGGTCTAATGCATTGGATACTCCTATATTCCCTAAATCTTGTAACACTTTAGAACTCTGGAATTTCTTTTGTATATCTGGTGGCATTTGTTTCATAATCTCAAAGTTTTGTATTTCACCTTCTATGGCTGTAGCAGGAGGGTTACTAAAATCTTTACCTTTGTAATCTAACATATCAAATATTCGTTGAGCCATTACAATTGATTGTTCTTTAGTAGCAGGTAAGATACTTTGTTGTAAACTATTCCATCCCCTAAGTTTATCAAAGTAATTCTGAGCAAATTGATGATATGCTGCATCTCCTCCTTTATCCGCAGGAGTTAATTGAAATCCCTTTCCTGATTTACCTACTGCATTTTGTAAAAGCATCTCAGTTTGTCGAACTGAGGGAAGATAGGGACTTGCTCCCACTGAAAGTGTTTTGAAGTGGTCTTGTATTAAAAAACGGGTTGTGTATGAAGCCATCGCTATCTTTCGTTCTTGAAGACTATCACCATAGTGGCCATGGCTGCCCAAAGTTCCAATTCAGGATTATATCCTACATCTTGAAATCCACTAAAGATGCGCTGAACAACCTCCGTATCTGTTGCAGCTTCACTACCTATAAAATCACAATCCATAATGACATTAGCGCAATTAATCATGAGATAATTAAGCAATCTTCTTTCTTTATAGGGCGCCCCACTAACCGTAATAGAGCTATCTCTATCTACAGCTATATGCACTCTAAAGCCTACTCCATATAGCTCTCCTTTCTTTTCAGAGCCACCATATGTAATATTCTGTCCCATAAATTCTTCTTGGATACCATTAGCAATCATCTCAGTTATTATACACGGATATTTTGTTTGGTCAGTTGTTGGGAATTGTCCGAACACTGTAACGTCCGTAGTATCCCATGCTGAACCAGAGCCTATTCCTGCTGTGGTATTATATGTTCCATCTCTTAGATTATCTATGAGTTGTCTTTCTAAGTTATTAAGGTGGTCAGGTGCCATTAGTCCTCAGCCCTCCTACGTGCATCGTCCCGTCCTTTTGTTCTAACACAATTGAAGATAATATAACCATCAGTCATGTCTTTAAGGGAATGAACGTGCCATGAAACAGATTTGTAGAAATCTACTTCTTTAATTTGTACTGTGTTAGAAGTTGCACCATATCCTGTATAATTAAGTTGAAATAAATTGATATTCTTTTCATAGTCATAAGTTCCTCCTACAGTAACTGCATAACGAGTTCCATCTCTATAAATACTACTTGCTGTAGTGCCTGAAATAAATGGTAAATCTATAGTGAGCCAAGAACCACTTGGTATAGTTAAAGAGGTGGGTGTATATGTAAGTGTTTCAGGAGCTACATTAGTTGATGTTCCTGAAGTAAGTGTAAGTGTAAAATTAGTTTTAATTTTGAATCTTAATCTATCTGCTTCTAATACATTTTTAGATGTAGCAGTATATCTTATATAACCATTTCCAGTTAGTGTATTGGTTATTGATTCTCCATCGCTAGTTATAGCACCAGCATCAGTAGACCAATTAGTTGTACCTGTAGTAGAAGGACTGAATACACTACGATAGTTCGTAATGAGTCTATCCCACCCTTCAATTTCATTAAAGTTAGTATTGTCGTCTTGGTCAAAATTAGAATATTTTTTGATAGTTTTTAGATTAGGAGTGTACACACGAGCTGCACCAATGATATTATTACCATATCTTTCTTGAGAATAATCTGCTGTTATAGCAGGTCTAATAATAGCTGGAAGGTCAGGTAATAAAATCTCAGGACTACCTACTGTCCCAGAAGGAACACCATAATCATCAGTTTTATAAATAGCTTGTCTGTGAAAGGTAACGTATTGAGCTTGTTCGGTTCTATAACGAAGAGCACGAAAAACCCTATTCATATTAAGAGCTCCGGGCCGAACTCCTTGGTTACCAATCAAACCCGGCATTATAATCCTCCAGTATTCCTCGGTCTAGGATACATTGTCTCAGTTGAGTCAACACCTTTAACGTTCTTCATCCAGTTGACATCACCAGTCCATGGGTTAGCGTTGTAAGTAGTTGTTTTAATACTGAGACCAAGTTTCATAATTAATTGTTGTTCAGCTAATTCTTTGAAATGTATATATTGGTCATTCTCATAATAAACAGCTAAATCACCAACTTGGATTCGTTCTATTCCTACACCATTCTGTGCCATGGAAGATAAATAACATGTGTAATACATAACTGCATTATCATAAGTATTGTTACTATTTAAAGTAAATGTAGTGCCTGTATTTTCAGCAAACCATTCAGCAGAAATATTAGCTAAAATATCTAATGTATCGTTATCTAACTCTTCTTGCTCAATGCCCGCTAACAAACGGACTCTATTACGGAATGTTGCATTCCATGAAATACTTACCGGCATTAAATTACTCCCATCATCATAGCTCCACTACCTGTAGCAGCGGTTACAACGATACCTACCCACCATCTCATTTGGGCCTTTATGTCATTCTCCCATTGTTCATGGTGATGTAAGTGGTTGGTAAAGAGAGTCTCAAACTTCTCCATCCGGTTGAATACCGTTTTAATTCGTTCATCCACACGGATTAGAAGTTCGTCGCGCTCCTGCACCTTCATATATAATTTAACCCCGTTCTTGTATTTAAAGCTTTCCTCATAATTGCACCCACACTGGCCAATAATAGTTAGTTCCACTAACAGTTGCGTAACAATATCCTTGTGGAGCGAAACCATTACCTGCCATATCGAACATTTCAACTGGTGCACCACTTATCCATGTAACTGGAGCAGCACCCATTAATGGAGAACCACCTGCACCTGCTTGACTGATAGTAGTACCTCCACCACCACCACCACCTGATGCTCCTGTAGTTCCCTGTGAACCTTGTGAACCATTTGAACCACCAGCTCCTTGAGTTCCACCAGCTCCTTGAGTTCCTGTTGTACCTTGAGTTCCTGCACCAGTAGCTCCTTGTGAACCTTGACTTCCTGTACCTCCAGAACCAGATGTACCTTGAGCTCCTTGAGAACCTGTTCCTCCGTTATTACCTCTAATACCTTGCGTACCTTGAGCACCGGGGTCACCGGGTGGTCCTTCAACACCTTGTCCACCTACTGTACCTTGAGTTCCTGCACCTGTAGTACCTTGTGTACCTGTAGTACCTGTAGTACCTTGTGGTCCTGTGCTACCTATTGGTCCTCTAACTCCTTGTATACCTTGAGCTCCTTGAGAACCTGTTGCACCCTGAGTACCTTTATCTCCTGATACAGAAAATGCTACAGTAATTCTTTCACCATTACTGAAAGGTGGATTACCTGACCCAACTAATGGAACAACCTCTATCCTGAAATAACCTGTTTGTTCAGAAATTGCTGTTACGTGGAACGAAGCATATGACGAATCACTACTATCAGCAGATTGTATAACTAAAGTACCTTTGATTGTACTTGAAGAATCATCCCACGTACGCATCCATGCTTGTTGGTCATTACCATCTTCATCATCATCGTCAATCATTAATCTGCCAATACTACTGAAAGTAGCGTTGTCAAATCTAATGTCCCCTGCACCGGGGTCGGAATCAGTAGTAGAAGTATCGAAGGTCCATGGTGTTCCACCTCTATCACCAGAACCATCAGTTCCTTGAGTTCCTGTTGTACCTTGTGAACCTGTTCCACCACTAGAACCAGCAGTACCTTGAGAACCAGTATTACCATTATTTCCTTGAGTACCAGTTGTACCTTGAGAACCAGTAGCTCCATCAGTTCCTTGACTACCGTTACTTCCATCAATACCTTTAATACCTTGAGTTCCCTGAGATGCACTACCACCAGATATACCTTGAGCACCTTGTGAACCAACACCTCCTAATTCTCCTCTTATACCTTGAGTTCCTTGAGTTCCATCTGTTCCTTGTGTACCAGTTGTACCTTGTGTTCCTGTAGTTCCCTGAGTTCCTGTAGTTCCCTGAGTTCCTGTAGTACCTTGTGTACCTGTAGTTCCTTGTGTACCAGTTGCTCCTTGAGTTCCAGTTGTTCCTTGTGTACCAGTTGCTCCTTGAGAACCAGTATTACCTGTAGTACCATCAGTACCTTGAGTTCCAGTATCTCCCTTTATTCCTTGAATTCCCTGTGCGCCTGTAGTACCTTGTGCGCCCGTTGTACCTTGAGATGCACTACCACCAGATGTACCTTGTGTTCCTGTAGTTCCCTGAGTTCCTGTAGTTCCCTGAGTTCCTGTAGTTCCTTGTGTACCAGTCGTTCCTTGTGTTCCAGTAGTTCCTTGAGTTCCAGTTGTTCCCTGTGTACCAGTTGCTCCTTGGCTTCCTGTATTACCAGTATTTCCGTCAGTTCCTTGTGTACCCGTAGTTCCTTGAGAACCAGTAGTTCCATTATTTCCTTGAGTACCTGTAGTTCCTTGTGCTCCATCTGTTCCTTGAGTACCATTTGTACCTTGTGTACCATCTGTACCTTGTGTTCCTGTGGTTCCTTGTGTTCCATCTGTTCCTTGTGTACCTGTTGTACCTTGGGTTCCAGTATCACCAGTATCTCCTTTAATACCTTGAACTCCTTGAGCACCAGTATCACCGTCTGTTCCCTGAGTACCAGTTGCACCTTGAGCTCCCGTATTACCAGTAGTTCCTTGGGTTCCATTTGTTCCTTGTGTACCAGTAGTTCCCTGTGTACCTTTATCACCAGTTCTACTAAAGTCTAAAACTATCCTTTCACCATTACTAAATGGTGGATTGCCTGAGCCAACTAATGGAGTAACATCTATCTTAAAATAACCTGATGCCTCACTAACTCCTGTTACTTGCATCGATGCATATGATGTATCACTGCCATCAGCAGACTGTATGATTATAACACCTTCGACTGTACTAGATGAATCATCCCATGTCCTCATCCACGCTTGTTGGTCGTTACCGTCTTCGTCGGTGTCGTCTATAAATATTTTTGAAACACTACTGAATGTAGCATTGTTAAACCTAATATCCCCTGAACCGGGGTCTGAATCACTGGTAGAAGTATCGAATGTCCATGGTGTTCCTCCACGATAACCTGTAGTTCCTTGAGCACCTTGAGCTCCTGTATTACCTTGTGAACCACCTGTAACTGTACCATCTGTACCTTGTGTTCCTGTGGTTCCCTGTGTTCCTATAGGTCCTTGAGTACCTTGAGCTCCTTGAGTTCCTGTTGTACCTTGTGTACCTGTAGTTCCCTGAGTTCCAGTAGTTCCTTGTGTACCTGTAGTTCCTTGAGTTCCATCTGTTCCTTGTGTACCAGTTGTACCTTGAGTTCCTGTTGTTCCTTGGGTTCCATCTGTTCCTTGTGTACCTGTTGTACCTTGGCTTCCAGTATCACCAGTATCTCCTTTAATACCTTGAATACCTTGTGCTCCCTGTGTACCTGTAGTTCCTTGAGTTCCAGTAGTTCCTTGTGCACCATCTGTTCCTTGAGTACCATCTGTACCTTGTGTTCCATCTGTTCCTTGAGTACCTGTAGTTCCTTGTGTACCTGTAGTTCCTTGAGTACCTGTTGTACCCTGAGTTCCATCTGTTCCTTGTGTACCAGTAGCTCCATCAGTTCCTTGTGTTCCCGTAGCTCCTTGTGTACCATCTGCACCTTGAGTTCCTACAGCTCCTTGAGTTCCTGTAGTTCCTTGTGTACCTATAGTTCCCTGTGTACCTTGAGTTCCTGTAGTTCCTTGGATTCCCTGTGTACCTTGTGTTCCATCGGTTCCTTGAGTACCTGTAGTTCCTTGTGTACCAGTTGTACCTTGTGTTCCATCTGTTCCTTGGGTTCCATCTGTTCCTTGTGTACCAGTAGCTCCTTGTGTTCCAGTAGTTCCTTGAGTACCTGTTGTACCCTGTGTTCCGTCTGCACCTTGAGTTCCTGTTGTACCTTGAGTACCTGTAGTTCCTTGTGTACCAGTTGTACCTTGTGTTCCATCTGTTCCTTGAGTTCCATCTGTTCCTTGTGTACCAGTAGCTCCCTGAGTACCTGTATCACCAGTGTCTCCCTTTATACCTTGAATACCTTGACTTCCTTGTGTACCATTTGTTCCCTGAGTTCCCGTTGTTCCCTGCGTACCCGTAGCACCCTGAGAACCAGTTGTACCTTGTGTACCATTTGTACCTTGTGTTCCTGTGGTCCCTTGTGTACCATTTGTACCTTGTGTGCCTACAGCTCCTTGAGAACCTTTATCTCCAGTTTGAACAAAAGTAATTACACAATCATCACCATTAGAAAAACTACCATTATGGTCTACATACTGAACTTGGACTTCTTCGTAGGCTGTTACTCCTGTTCCTCCACCTACATTAGCTCCAGTTATATCTAAGTTTACCCATTTAGTAGAATCATCTGTTTTAAATATTCTTAAATGACCTCGTGTGGTGCTATCACCATCATCTAAAGCATCATTCCATGCACTAACATCAACAGAATTAATATCGAAATCTGAAATACCTACTTTAGAAATTAAAGCGTAATTAGGTACACCTCCTCCACCGGGTAATGCTAGATTAAATCCAAAATTAGTTGACCCCGGTGAGCCAGCAGTAATGTCAAAACTGCTGTAATTAAATTCTTGGCTGTTACCACCAAAAAGACCTTGCTTTCCTTGCGTTCCTTGCGTTCCTTGAATTCCTTGAATTCCTTGCGTTCCTTGCGTTCCTGTCGTTCCTTGTGTACCAGTTGCTCCTTGAGAACCTTGAGTTCCTGTAGTTCCTTGAGAACCTTGACTACCAGCAGTTCCTTGTGTTCCTGTAGTACCAGTAGTACCTTGTGTTCCTACAGCTCCTTGAGATGCAGTAGTACCAGCAGTACCTTGTGTACCCTGTGCCCCTTGTGCACCCAAAGCACCTTGAGTCCCTTGACTGCCTGATTGAACTTTAGACAAGACCCAATTCTTGGTTGCGGTTCCGATTTCTCTACTTTGTAATTCTTTTCTTAATTGTCTACTGGGCATTGGAACTCCTCACAAGGAACATGTGAAAATATATAGTGGAGGGATTAAGGCTCCCTCCGAGCCTATCTTAATTTAATTAAACAATAATCTAAACTAAGTATCTAACCTGAAGCACCGTTGATGAAAATACATCCAACTTCTGGGCGTATAATCTTCAAACCGTATCTCATAGACATGTATGAACCAACAATTCCAAATCCGGGATTTGCTTCTTCAACTGTCAATGGTCTTCTTTCTACATAAACCATAGGTTTAGTTCCCAAATCGAATACTGCGAATCGAGTTGAAGGAACCCATGCGTTTACAACAACTGTTAAACCGTAGATGCTTCCTACGACTCCTGTTCTTGCAGTCTCAGAGACTGGTGAACCGGGCATCATAGCAGCGGTCGTTGGGTTTTGAGCTGCACCAGCTTCTCCTTGTCCTGCTGTGAAAGCAGTTACGAAGTCACCGAGGTCCAATAAGGACTTGTAGTGAGCTGGGGAAATGAACAAGTGAGTTGCAGTGTATCCACGTGCACCTACTCTGTCAATTCCGTCTGTTATGTCAGAAAGAGCGAGGTTTCCAGCAGTGTCGCCAGCTGCACGAACGTAGGAGTTTCGTATTAATCTTGTGGAACTTTCGTTACCATAAGAGTTTACACGTGAACTTCCGCTGTCAATGTCTGCGGCTACGATTCCAGTTCCGTAGAATCCAGAGTATGGATTGCTTGCGAAAGTGGTGATTGCTGATTCTGCTGTAGTTTCGTCGATTTGGATGGTTCCAAATGTTGAGTTAGCTGCGTGAGCACCGAAGACGACTTTCACAACATTGTCTGTCATATGTCTGTCTACGGCTCGGCGAGCTTCATTCAAAGCCATTTCTACTTCGTTGAATCTTGAATCTTCAATCATTCTGCGGGTTACACCTACTGCTATACCCCATTCTTTCACAGAGATACGCTCGGAGCGTAGCTTTGTGTGTTGGTATTGCGGGGTGGTTCCCTCGTCAATTTGTTCTAGCTTCATGCTAGGTCTGTTCAAAGTAATATCAATATTACCCCCTGTGTCAGTAGTCATTGATTCTGCAAAGAATTGCATTACTGGAAGGTCTGTGACCTTGTAGTCCATTATTGCGTCTTTGTAATCAATCAATACTCTTTCACCGAGTCCGCCGTTGACGGACCCTGTGTTCAGGGTTGTTAGTATACCGGGTGTTGCATCAACCATGTTAATCTTCTCCTAAGTATTTAACCCCACAGGACCAATTGTAATGAGGCTGCACCTGAGTGCGCACCGCTTGGGTCGATGTAGGTTCCTACAGCGACGGATGAAGCGCTTGCTTGTCCAAGGTTACCGTCAGCTAATGTAGCTACACCGTCTCCTCTTCCTACAGTTCCAGATACGTACATGTTTAATACAATACCTTTTCCTGTTATTACGCTTGCTATGTTTCCAGATGCGGCGTCAGTAAAAGCGACTCCAACAGGCATAACATTATCTGCTGATGCTATTGTGTCTACTTCTCCATCTCCACCCATTTGAAGGGCATATCCTGCGGTTATTGCGCTACCAGCTGTGAAAGGAATAATCCTTGCTGGTGCACCACCATCATTAACTAAAATCTCTGTTGCCATTTTTAGTTCTCCTTAATATCCTTGAGGATATTCTTGTCAAGGGTAATTCTACCATTGACCATCTTTACGGCGAATTCTCTTTCGGTTTCAGCAACTGGTGCACCTTCTGGTGCTTTGCCTTTTCCGAATGAGCGCTCGACGTCTGCTTGAGGTTCTGGTATTGCTGCCAAAGCCTCGCTGAATCCAGTCAGCTTCATCTCATCCCATGCGGAGAGTTCCTCTACACGAGCATCCTTGTTCTCTTCTGGTATAGTACCAAATAAGAGTTCTTTGGATATGATTGCATCAACTGCTGCTAGTTTTCTAGCTTCTGCTTCTTCTGCGGTTCTCTTTTCTTCAGCTTCTTGGAACTTCTCTAATTGTTTTAGAGCATCCTTGTACTGTTTCTCGATTTCCTTTTTGGAAGCTTCTGCCTCTTCTAGCATTGTACGCAGTGACGCGAACTCGCGCTCGACAATGTTCTCTGCATCGGATTTCACGTTGGTTTCTTTAACTTCTTCAGTCATAATTTCTACCTCTGTTTTCCCGTCTTCACATTCACATGCTGTGTGTTCACCACCACAACCGCAGTCATGGTCGTCATCCTTAACATGTAATTCACATTCCGTTTCTATTGTACATTCTTTACAGACGGGGTCCATCGATTTATTATCGATAAAACTTACCTCCGTGGGACGTATTTTAGTGGCGAATGTATCGCCCATCACATCTACATCGTTTGAAAACCAATCGATGCTTACATGTGTCATGTCCCCGTCTTTCACTTTATCCATTGCTTCTTGACCTCTACCATGTGTATTATTAATGGTGGCCAACATTTTCACTGCTGTCTTTCCGTTATCCATCTTGATTAGCTCAGGCTCAGTAGCCATGCCGATTAAATCCTCAGCTGTTCGTTGATGGTCTATATAAATGGGGAGTTCGCTGAATTTCTCTAGACTGTCCTCCAGCATACTTCCCTCAATATAAACTTTTTGTTCTTGCCCATCTGCCTCATATTCATGAGGGCCGGACGTAATGGCGATTACGGGAAATTCCACGGTGGTTACCCCGTCGCTCTCTGTAAGTGTAAAATCCGCACTATCTTCAACAGTTAATGCAAATGACCTACGAACTGGTTCTTTGGGGGTTGTCCTTCCGAATTCCCGCTCTACGCCATTTTCCTCAGCCCAAATACTACACATATTCTGAGCTTTCTCGGTGTGATTATCAAAACCACGATTTTCTAGCGTTTTGCTAACAGTCGTTACACATTTGTCGTATGTCATTTTCTATCTCCCGTTGCGTTTGCGGACGGCTTGTTGCCTCGGTTTTGTGCTCTCGCACTTTCTTCCTTTTTATCTGTATCCTTTCCACCAGATACATTTGCGTTCTTACTACTCTTAGTAGGTTTAACTTCAGCTCTTCCTTCTGTAGTTATTTCTTCTACTTGATTCTCTAACACTTCTGCCCCTTCAGGGTCAAGACCTCTCTCTTCCCTTACTTCACCGGGCGACAACACTCCTTCAGACAGATAAATCATATCAGTCTTTGCTTTAGTAAACGCATCTTCTACATTGATTTGCCTAAACTTAAACTTAGCTTCACCACTTTCTAATTGTGGTAATAGCTGAGCATTTAGGGCTCCTTCAATCATTGTTTGTAAGTATCTAACATAAGGCTCAAAAATAGGTCGAGCCTTTTCTGGGTCAGTCCACATTGTCCTTGGCACTTTAAGCGCCATGTGGATTTTGTCTAATATATCATCGGTATATTTACCATATTCGAATGCTCTTTGTGTGCCCTGCAATTCTTTGATAACTATATCGTTACCGTGAATAATATCTTCACCGGGCTCTAATCCATTAAAAGCACTAACTATCTCATTAATTTTATCTGGACCATATGGCATATCTGGTAGACCACATGATATATCAAAACGTGATGTAGCATATTTATTTAGAGCAGCTCCTATGTCTCGCTCTGCATAATCTTTTAAATCTACTAAATAGAGAATAGGATGAATATCGCTTAATCCATAAGCATAGTCATCAAATTCATTATTTTTAAGTTCTATTATCTCATCGGCTTCAAATCTAACATTTTCTTTATCAGCGCCTGTATCTTGATAATAATACATTATTTGTCCATGTTCGTCGCGTTGCACATACATATTCTGAGAAGACCTTACGACTAAATTGTCGCCTGTCCACTCCATATATCCTGTTCCAAAAATACGTGCATTCCTTACCCACGCATATAGAGTCTGCTCTATATTTATATCCCTAAACATTTCTTCCACTTCTTGTCTTAAGTCGTCATGTTCAGTTACTATATCAAAATTATCTTTGACTGCGTAAAAACAAGGAAGGTCGATTAATCCTCGAACTATTGGGTCAGACAAATATACATTCATATAAGTTCTATTGTTACCTATATGGGATTCATAATCCTTTATCTGGTAGCCCCCTTGTCTCTGTAATTTGATGCGTTTTATAATACCCGCACCGAAACTACGTGGGTCATCTTTTTTAAACGGCGGATTGCTTCCTGTGGTTGCAAAACGTCGCCTAATATTATCTATCAACGACATGGCTATTTAATATTAATATAATATAGTATATAAAGCTTTTGTTATATATTACCTAGATTTGGTTTATTTAGGCGCATATTTCTTCTTTTTACACGTGCAAAGGGCGCTGCGCTTCTATTTGACATGTGTTTTCCAGCCGCTCTATTCTGAGAAACATTACCTCCACCAAACGAACCACCAGCAGACGCTGGAAGCATTGTAAGTGTAGCATGTAAAGCAATAACACTACTATCACAGTAATCATCATGTTTTCCATCAGGTGCTGCTATCCTTTCTGTTTTATTAGCTGCATCCATAACGTATTGTAACTCTATATGTTCTCTTATCCATTTGTTAACACACTTAGCTGCATATCCTGTTAAGAACTCAGGATTAGGAATCTTTACTCTTCTTTGTTGAATATACGACTGATAATCTCTATAGGCTTGAGTTTTACTACCTTTTGGGCCACCAGTAAATACGAACGGTATAAAATGTATAGAAGCATTTATGCACGCCACCCGTAAATCTTGTTCAATAGCACCACCAATACCAGTAGCGTCGATAATGACCCTATCAGCACCCAGCCCAACGGCAACGTCCATGATACGTTGACGCTGATATGGAATATCGTGTCCACCTGTTCTAGGATTGATTTCTTCAATGTAGATAAGCCTTGCATGATTAGCTTCTTCTCCCTGCTCCAATTGCCAACCAGAGATAACAGTAGAATTAACTGACTTCCCAATGTCAACACCAACAGTGATAGGTAGGTCACCTTTTCGAAACGACTCCAAGTTTTCGGGATAAGTAATGTCATGTCCATCATAGCACGCTTTTATTTTGCTTGGATTAAATATATTCGATACACTCTCTACAAACTCACATTCATACTCAGTTCTCCAATAAACTGAATCCTCTCCCCATTCTGTCATTTTATCTAACATTTGTCTTTCAGTGTAAGGAGCCTCGTATGCTGCTCCCGGTTTCACTGCATCCCTCCATGTATAGTGTAATCTTGTAAATGTTTCAGCATAAGCTTCATCATAAAGGTAACGCCACATATGGTTATCTTTAGATTTAGGTGTTCCCAAATTAATAAAGGGAGCTTTGTTAGAAACTATAGCTGGTTCTACATTATCAATAAAAAGCTTATCGTCAATCAACGGAGATTCGTCAACTATACAGAATGTTGGATGTTGTCCACGTATAGCTTGACCTTGATTACTTGGGGCTAAAGGTGCACGTCTCATTATTGTACCACCTTTCATTGTAATACTAGGTTTGTTATGGAATCTATAATTCTCAACTAGACTATTTAACATGTTACTATCAGCGAAATGTCTATATACATAATTAAAAATTAACGCTGCTTGGTCCTCTGAAGGAGCTAGAACAAATATTAAATCTCTAAAACGATTAAAGAACATGTAGATAACTACTGCTACTGACAGGGCGAATGATTTTCCACTTCCACGCGGAGCTAAGATAGCTACTTTACGTTGCTCTCCATCTGCTCGATGAATTAATGATTTAACGATAATATCTAATTGAAGAGGGCGTAACATTAGAGCTCTTTGTTTATTATCTAAAAGGTATGATTTACAAAAACCTTTGACAAGTGCAAGCATTTTCTTTTCATCTTGTCTACACTTTTCGAATATATTCTCTAATTGTCTTGAATCATAGGCCCCTTTCCCCGTCATCGCGGCTCTTAGGGTCTTTGACTCGTTCTTCACTGTCATCGTCATCTACTAACTCCATCATCATTGAAGCGAAATCTTCGCTATTTTTCTCTGCTACGGTAGGGACTTGGATATTCAACGCTCTGAATTCTGTATGTATGTCCTTAACGATTGCATTTCTTTGGCGCAAGAGCTCTGTTCTAGCGTCAACATCCCGAATAGATACAAGAACTTCCGCCCACAAAATATCTTCAAGAGCAAGATTGCGCGCCAGCAGCAGGACAAGCTCTTTATGACGTTCATATTCAGCCTCTCCTACTCTCTGACGTAATCTTTGCTCGTATTCCTCTACGTTCAAAGTGCTTTGCCTTCATCAAGGCTGGCCTTGACTTTGGACTTTACTAAGGCAGCAAGTTCATCATCTTTTTCATCCCAAGCTGTAATTAATACATTACGGACTAAAGAGTCTTTAACATGCTTCTGTGCTGTCTTATCAAGCTTATCAAAAGCTTTCATCTGGGCTTTGGTTAGATTTGTATCTAATAAATCCATCAATTCTGCTTCATTATTCTTTAAGTATTTAAAGACTAACGCCTTAACTGCTGGTACTGTATAAGCGACGTAAGCGCCTAAAGCTAATACCAGTGCAGCAAGTGCTGCTAATAATGGGTCGTCCATTAGTGCGTCTAACATTCCAGATTCTTCTACAGTGTCCAATAAAGCAGTAAGGTTACCGTCATCAGAGGTATTGTTATCAGCTGTATTGTTTGATTCTGCTGTATTATTTGTTGTTTCATTCATATGTTGATATCTCCATATATGTTGGGGTCTCTCTTGGACACTGGCGAATGCCGTCCTATGAAGCCTTGGCCCTAGCGAGAGCGCCCATAATAATTAGGTACTCCCAGTATATAAAGCTTACCTATAAGTTAGCCTCAATCCATGTTTTAGTTGAGTCTAAAAGAGCAAGTTGACGCGTATAGTTGTCACATTGTAGTTCATCTTTAGTGTTAAGTAAACTACCTGTAGACATCAAAGATGTTAGTTTATTGGTAACATCATCTATATCTGCGTCAATCACTGTTAAAATTTCTGCTTTCGTTATTGCCATCTAACACTTCCATCTTCTACGTGCTTGATTGATTCTTGAATTAGGGTCGTTTTGTGTTTTCTTAGAACTTCTCTTTTTCTGTCCTGCTGACCTAGCACAATAAGATTTACGTCTTTTGGCTGCTTTACTACCTTTCTTAACTTTACCTGTAACTGCTGTTTTGAGTTTAGAACCGGGATTAGCTCTCCTATAAGCTTTAACTCCCTTTCTAGTCATACCAGCTCCAGATTTTGTTTTACGATAGTTAGCTCCTTTACCTTTCGTTGTTTTGCGTATAGCTTTCGCTTTTTTTCTTTTTGTAGTGGCTTTCTTTTTACGAGGTGCCATTACTTCTTCTTCCTCTTGTAAGTTCTCTTCTTAGCAGTCTTAGCTGCTTTTTTGAACTGTTTAGCTGTTGGTCGCCCCTTTGCTCCTTTCTTTTTCATTTTTTCACCTGAGCCTTTCTTGATGCGTTTCCGTTTAGCATGTATGTTAGCATACAAGCCTTTCTTCTTAGGAGCCATTCTAATAAGCTGTTAAACAGGTGTTTAATCCAGCTGCTCCGTTATCTTCAATACGAATAGCTACTGTGTGACCTAGTGCTGTGTTATCTTCTAATCTACCATCTGTAGAACTTACTTTAAGTGCTTTACCAGCGTTTCCAGAAGTTGTGTTTATTTTACATAGAACACCACGTCCTGTAATTATACTGTTGAAGTTACCAGATGTAGCAGTCAACATAGCTATACCTATAACATACTCTTTGAATCCTGCACCTAGACTTGTGTTTGCGTTAGTTAGTTCTCCACTAGAATCCATAGTGACTGCATTACCTGCGGTAATAGTCTCTGCGCAAACGAATGGTAAGATTCTTGCTGGCGAAGCGCCATCATTCATCAATATGTCTGTTGCCATAATTAATCCCTCATAGGGGTCTTTCTGTGTTGTTTAGAACCAATGTGATGCCCGTGATGCTCTCTACGTGCTATCTCGGACTCGGTTACATCTCTTATCTGCTTCAATGCAGTTTCTTTAGATATAGCGTGTTTTTCCAAAGCGTGGGTTTTACCACCTACGTGACTGAAGACTTTCTCTCCAGAACCACTCTTTCTCATTGTTAACGTTTTATCTATATTATATTTTTTATTTTGGTTTACCATGTTATCACCTTATTGTGTGTTTCTGAAACTACCGGGAGCATAGTTTTTCTTATCTGCAATATAGTCTGCGTTAGGTGTAGACATAACGTCACTACCATCCATGTAGATAGGTTTTTCTTTTGCTACTTCCGACATATTAGCTTCAGCAGTTTTATAAGACGTAGTTGCCATAGCACACTGCATCTCATTAATTTCTTCCTGTGTAGGTTTTTCAAAATACAACTTCATGTCAGGGTTATTCTTACTGAAGTGTTCACCCTTCAAGACTGTGTCTTCTGCCATATTTATTCCTCCTCATCGCCGTCATCGGCGTCTTTGCTTGAGCAGCAGCATAAGTGTAAATCGGAATTTTCAAGTAATGCTTCCACTACTTGATGTAATCCCTCTACTTGCTCTGCTAAGTCCTTTACTTCAAAATCGTTCATTTTTTACTCTCCATCTTGTGTTCTTGTTCTTGCGCTTTAGATTCAATCATTTGAGCTTGCTTCTGCATGCTGTCATTATAATCAATAACTGCTTGCGCTTTTACTTTATAAAATGCTGTCTTCTCAGCCTGTTCTTGTTTCCAGACATCAAGTGCATCTTTGATAATTAGAAGGGCGGGCCCACCTAATATAGCTATCAAAGTTGTATATCCTTCAATCTGGTCTAGAACGCTGCTATCATTAAGTCCGCTGTGTATAACAAACCCAGCAAACCCAACCCATAGTAACACTAAAGGTACAGCAATCATAAACATAAAGATGTCATTAAAAGTGACTCCTTCGCCTTTCTCTTTACTCATTCTTTTCTCCTTTGTCTCTTGTGGAACAGTTGTCCTTGGTTTTCTTAGTTTTAGTATCTTTCTTGTCATTGTCATTGCAAAAGCAATCAGCATTATAATCGTAACAAAGATTAGAACACTCGCTAAAATGTGTATGAGGAAAATTAATATCACTTGTAAATCCATTCATTCTTCCTCCTCGAAATTATTACGAAAATCATTCGCAACGGCTTCCTTTAACATTGCTTTTAAGTCATCTACTTCTGATATAATTTTAGCTAACATATTGGTAAGTACGAGCATGTCTGCGGCACGCATTACTCGACATCCTCCCCTATACTTTCTAAAAGCTTTTTATATCTATTCTTCATACCTCTAACCTCCATCCCACTTCTTCTATGTCGCCGTTACCCCAGTTAGTGGAATAACCAACATATTCATCTTCTCCGTAATAGTCACCATCTCCATTATAGTCAGCATAGTAAGAGACATAATAAATCCAGTAACCTTCGTGAATGTCATTAAAGTTTTCTTCTAATGGTGTTTCGAATAATTCATCATATTCAAACCAGTGTTCATCTTCGAACCATCCTGATACATTAAAATATAACTTAGTATAAATGTAATTATCGTAGTACATAGACTTATTACCATTTTCATCTTCATCAACTATGATATGTACTAAATCATAATAAACTAGAATTGGTAAGGGGTCATCCTCATCATCACAATCAGTATCAAAGTCCATATACATGTCTGTACTACTATTAGATGGTCTGGATACGTTTCCATGAGATAGTCCACCCCATGCATACAAATCAGTGTGGTTACAGTGGTTTTCTTCATGTTCGTATTCACAAGACCCATCATCTTCAGTTGCACGGTCGTTATAGTTATTTGCATCTATATCCATACAACCATACACTGTTTCATTAGTTTGTGTCTCGTTATTTTCACCTGTACCATTTTGATTTAAAATATTACATCTCCCATTATCGTGTGTAGCTTGAGGGTCATAGTTAACCGCTTCAGGGTCTGTACAACCATACACTATCACAACAAAGTTACAGCTACCATCATCGAAAGTAGCTTGGGGATTATAATTTGTGGCGTTTGATTCTAAGCAGCCCCCGATGGGGCCTTCGTCATCTCCATTGAAATAATCATGGATAATAGACATGTTGGCCCCCCCACTCAAGAGCGCTAGTAATACGACGGTGATTATAGTTCCTATCTTCTTACCTACTTGGGTTTCCCCAATCTTATCCGCAGCTTTGCCGATAGTCTCAAATAGTTTTTCCTCTTCTTCATCAGAAGGTTTTTTTGGACCACTAATTCCTAATATCTCTCGTTCTTCATCAGAGATTACGGAAATAGCTCCATAATCATCGCGCGCCATGTATTATTTTACATGACGCTACTATTTAAAGATTACCCCTAATCGAACTCAGGAAACTGCTCTTGGTTCTCAAGCTCTATTAAGTCTTTAGATTTATTATCGATATCTGCGTAGTTCTCTTTCTTTCTGGTATATTTAGGTTTCCACTTAGGTATTTCTGCATCACATGGCCCCCCATTAGATTTATGGAACGAGCACCATTTACATAAGTTCTGTGGAACTTGTTCATATCTATCTACGTGTTCTTCTCTTTCCTTAATACAGTCATGTACAAACTTAATTAAGTCTTTAGCTTCATCGAGCACTTGCTGATTGACCTTAACAAAGAACGTGTCATCAAAGCGTAAATAGTTGACACCTACAAAGTTAGGCATCTCTCCCATCTCTAATGTGTATAAAAACGCATATATGATTAGTTGGCGATAGTATTCTTCAGGAAGGTATGCTCCATAGCGCTTACTAGTCTTATAGTCCAGTAATGTAGTACCACCATCGAAATCATTACACACAACATCGACAACTCCTACAATAGCATATTCATGAGATTTAACCCACTTCTCAGCATACTTAGGTGCTACTGCATTCCATGCTTGTTGCTTGTTCCTAAATATCTTCCATTCAACCATCTCTGTAAGTTTTTTATTTACACTACCTACAAAGTTCTGTAAGAGTTGTTCTGTCTCAATATACATAGACTCCATCTCTTCATCAGTGTGTACTTCCCATAACCATTTATGTTTAGCTATCTTTTCTTCCCATCCTGTTTCGAATTGTTCTTGTACCCACTCGAATGCATTTCCTTTTTCCCATTGTGCTAAAGTACGATATTTTTGTTTGAATAAATCTTCTAATACTTTGTGAACTAAAGTTCCACGGAATAAATGAATTGTTTTCTTTTCTGGAAGTTTTGCAATATATTTATAATAGAACTCTCTGGGACATTTCTTGTATGTGTTTATTTTTGAAGGGCTCAACCTCATATGGCTTGGTTGCCATTTATCTGTATCTGCTTTACCTACTATCATCTTTCCTCTGTGTTAAAAAAGTATAACTGAAATAATCTATCATTCTCTATGGAATCTCCAAAGTATTGAGAAGCAGCATGTATATGTTTAGCTTCAAATAATATCATACGATTATATTTGTTTCCTATTACATCTACTATTTCAAATGGGGTAGGGTCATAAAAATTACCCTTAAACACATCCCAATCAGATTTTCTTTCTACTCTATCTTGTCCTGTCTTCTTATGCCTATAAAGTGTTGTTCCACACTCTACTGGAGCATCAGGAGTTAGATAAATCATAGCTGCCCATTTCTGGTCATCAGCATGTATTACGAAAGGGTCTTCTGCCATACAGTGTTGAAACACACCATTAGTTTGATAATCCCATCCACCTAGTTCATTACCCTTTGCCATCTTCTTTCCTAATATACTTTCAAATTTTTCTTTAACTCCTTTGAAATGTTTAGGGGTTAAAGTACGGTGCCCTACGGCTCCGTGATATCCTCTTTCTACAAATTCTCTTGTCATAGCGTAATCTCTTACAGCATCTGGATTACTATAAAAATTATCTATCACTACTATGGAAGGTTGACTATCTGTCGGAGTAATATCTGCTACTCTTTCTTCCATGAGTTCTTCAACTGATAAGTTTTTAAGTCTTTCATATTCTTTTGGGTCATCCATACCTAAAGCTCTCATTTCTCCATAGTCTTCAGCAGATATGTATCCATCTGGTTGTATTTGTGGTATGACAATTTCCTCTTTCATTTATCTTTCTCCGCTAACATCTTTTTAATGATTTCATCTTTATCAGTAATAGACTTAGATGTAGATGGTTTAAGTCCAGCTAAAGCGTCAGCGTCTCTTCCTTCAAGGTTATCAATGTTCCATTGACAGTGTCCTATATAGGCAGCATCTATTCCTTTCATTGCTTTCACTTCTTTAAACTTTTCTATACATTCTTTAAATCTTCCAATCCACCATAGCGCTACTGCTTCTTGGAATGGAAGCGCAAAGAATCCGGGATATTCACAACAGCGGTCATCTAAGTTGTAAAGCAGTGGTGTTCTATCTCCGTTAAGTTTTTGAGCAATCTTTGCTATAGCATATGATTCATGCCAATCCCCTGTTCTTTCTAACGAGCAAGATAGGATATGGTAAGCCTCTGGTCTGTTAGGTAGAACAGATATTGCTAAATTAGCATTGGTCTGAACGTGTGATTCTCTTTCACCTGCTTTTGTAAAACATATAGCCTTTCGGCATAAACATTCGTAAGCTAATAGTTCATTGTCTGTTAACTCTGCACATTTAAGATAATATCCCATGGCAGAGGCGTATTGCCCTATGAGTTCATACTCCCACCCGATTTCAAAAGAATTTTCGGGAACATCTGGGGCTTCGATGTAGTTTTCTAGTTTTGATTGTAATGACATAATTATTTCTCTCTAATTGCTAAATAAATCTCAGGATGTTCAGTTGTCTTAACTTCATACCCTATTTCATCTAAATAATCGAATAAATCGTTTTGGAGTTTAATGTTAGTTTTGTGGTGAGGTGGCCAGCTCTCGAATAGTATAGGTGGATAGTTATTATCTGTTAAAGTTTGAGAAGCACCCTTAAGGACTTCTAGTTCATACCCTTCAACATCTATTTTGATTAAACCAATGTCTTTTAAATTAAAGTGGTCTAATCTTCTAATCTCTTTCATGTATTGCGCTTGATTATTACCTACCCAAGCGTCACCATCATATTCTAAGCGGAAACCATTTGTTCCACCATCTGTACTTCTTTCAAAGAATGTTTTGAGTCCATCTTCGTTACCTAATGCTATATTATGGATATCTACCTTTCTTGATAGACCTTTAAGTAAAACATTGGCACTGAGATAGTTAAATGTTTCTACTGTAGGTTCAAAGGCATAAGTTCTTCTAAAATGAGGAGCTAAGGTCCAAGTATATGTTCCTACGTGTGCTCCTACGTCTACAAACACTTTATCAGCGTCTGCAAACTTATTTAGCGTCCATTCTATCATTTCATGTTCTGGAGCTTTGTAATCCTTTAAATATTGGACCATAGCTTCAGGGACCATGTAATTATTATTATCCATCCTATATATCTTCTTTTCATCTTCTACTAAACATACTGCATCTGAATCTACATAGAATGCTTCAGGTATATTTAAATCTTCAGATATAATGTTAGCGTATTTAGGGTCTACACCATTTTCACACCTCTTACACATATCGTATGTCGTATTAGGTGGTGGTAATATATCATCATACTCTTCTTCGTATAGATTACCTAAGATTTCTTCTAAATTGTAATCCATACAACATAATGATACCTCACCATTAGGGAGTAGTATATTATGATACAAGTCTTCTACACAACCACATGTTTTATCTCCTTCGTGGTATACTGACTTAAATTCATTCCATACTTCCTTTACTTCTGGTTTTAGTTGTGCTTCACCCAATAAGTTACCTGCTCTGTGCCACATTTCATATTTATTCACTTTTTCATCAGGGTACAGGTGTTCTACTTCTGGGTGTACAGTTCCCATTGCCATAGTTTGAAAATTATTGATATTAGCGTTCTTCAATGCTTCTACTACCTTAATGTATGTACTCGTAACTGGATGTTTGGCTCTATATTCTTTGTCTGGTAAGTGTAAGGTGAAACCACCATTAGGTCCACCACAGTATGGTATATCCTTAAGACGTTCTACATCTTTAAGCTTCATACCTACAGCTGTTGTAAATACAGATACTCTATGCCCTTGTTCGTGTGCATATAGTAACATATCTGTAGCTTTGCTGTTTAACCATGGTTCTGTAAACCCAGAGAGTGTTATACGTACTTCTTTAGGTAATTTATCTATTACTTTCTTAAAGTCTTCTAACTGCATTGTTCTTGCTCTCTCTGTAGTAAACTTCTCAGCGTCCCATACTTTTTGTAAGACTCGCTGAGGACAAAAGACACAATCTACTACACATCCCTTTTTAGGGATAGAGGTTGTTATCTCTAAGGTAGGCCACTCTGTAACTCTCCAATATTCATTCATTCTTTAGAAACGATTTGAGCGTACTGCTCTTTACTAGTCCTCCAGTTTATTATATCTTCTAAGTAAGCACTTGGTAAATGAACCATGTACGCTGAATTATCTTGGAATCCAAATGTACAATAGAAGTCATTAGCCATTTCATCTGGATGCTTAGCTAATCCACAGCAGAATTCTATTCTACCATCCATAAACTTAAAAGCATCTGATGTGCCTACTACATTCCAGTCTTCGTCCCATACAAAGAATCTATGATAGTAATGTGCATCTCTATCATCTTTATCATTATGCCAGTAATCACATTCGTGGGTTACAGCCATATAATGTTTCTTACCTTCTCTTGTATAAGGTACTACTTGTGAGCTACCTCTAGGGGAAAGTTGTAGGGGTATCTGCGTAGAATCATCACCTTGGAATACTACTTCACATGGTGTTGTATATTTTCTTGGATTATTCTTGTGCTTCTTATTGATATTTACTTTTACCACTTGTATAGGGTTTGACCATTTCACGTAGTGAAACGGCATATCTAATATAGGCATCCAATTCTTCTCACAGTATGCATCCTCTTCACCTTCTGGTGGGTCTATGACATACCTACCTAATTCTTTGACTCTATTGTCTTTCTTAGAAATCTCAATCTCGGAAAGTACCATCCTTCCTTTTCCATTGGGCGCGTAGCGACGAACGCCTGTAACGTACATCTTCTTGTCCCATTGGACGATACGAGCGTCCTCTAGTCCTACGAAATCCCATTCTGGTTCCTTAGGGAACTTCGATGTGTCTATCTTACGTGGTCTGGTAAGTTTCATATTCCTTAGATTAAAATCACAGATATAGTTCTGTGTTCTAAGGTATGGGTCATTATCAGGTCTTACGTAGTTTAGGGGTCCCCATGGAGTCTGGTATTTCTGTTCTCCTTCGCAATGGTGTAGGTAGTATGATACGTTTCTAACGTTAACTAAATACTTGGTTGTATCTGGTATGTGCCAAATGGACGGGTTGCATAATCCAAGTCCACCTGTCTCTTCCCAGCCTACTATGAGGGGTTCAATTCTCCCTCCCTTCGATAATAGTTGTTCTACTAAAGAAGTCTCCATTACGTCTTTCATCTCCGTGCTTTCACGTTTTATTTCTTGTTGCATATTAAGCTCCATTAATCTAAGCTCTAATTAGCATGAGTAAAGACGCTAACCTTTACGTCTGACGGGGCTGCGTAACATTGGCATGACTGTTCGTGCATCCCGTGTTCGCAATTACACACTGTTACATTCATGCTATTGCTGCCTCGTTCTCTTGCTACTTTGAGCAAAATTAGATAACCAATCAAGTCATCTAAAGTGTCTTCAGTTGCATCATCGAGCCCATTGTTCTTAATGCGACTGAGCTTGTCGTCGATACGTGCACAGATAGCCTGTGCGTTATCGAGCTTACTAAAAATATTATCAGGCTCTATGGCGCTATCACCATAGGCTTTGTTCTTGCTTACGAGTAAATCTCGTATTTCATTACATGTCCATTTTATGGAATTTTGCGTTGTTCTTGTCATATTTAAATTTCTCTAATTACTTTTAACACATGTGGGTATATAAAGATTACTGTTATCTTTCTCAGTTCATCCATGCTCTATATAGATATATAGCTATACCAAGTGTTTACACTATATAGATATATTAAGCTACTTTCAAAATTTCACTCGATTTGTGAGTACCCCCTATCCCTCGTTTTGTCTCTTCCCCCCTCATCTTTTTAGACGGGGGGTCATAAATTTATTATATATTATTTATTATTTATTTATTATTTATTTAATTATTATTTATTATTCATTCATTAACTACATGGTCAATATAACATTGATTACACAACCATCTATCTAATGTGTTATTCATGTCATCTATATCATAGACATCTTCACAGTAAGAACATGTAAAGCCTTCCTTGATAGATGCGCTACTAATAGATAGGGCATATACAGGTAATACCTGTTTCACACTGTCCCCCTTAGCAGGGGTAGCAGTGTTAGGGTTGGTCCATGTATGGAGGTCATGGAAGGTTATACCTACACATACCTCACATCGGCCACCCTCCATGGTGGAGGGGGTCAATAGCTCGTTACAGAGTTCGCAGTTTTTGCTCATAGGTGGCTATAGGGTAGGGCATATAAAATGCTCCTCCCCTCTATCTAAATCAATACAGACATAGGTGAGAATGAGATTACGCGTGTAATGTCCACGTAGGTGAGTAATTATCCTAAGTGAGAAAGTATCTGTAGGTGAGTAACTAGCTAGGTGAGAAAACTCACTGTGACTATGAGGGGTAGGGTTATGACTAACCCCCCCCACCGTCCCTTTTTTGGCGGCACTGGGTTTGGCATCCCTAAGAAGTTTCCCGCCGTGAGAATGAGAAAATGTCGAGCAGGATTTTTTCCTTTATATACCCCCTTCTCCAGACACCTAAAACCCCTCGAAAGCTTATATAGGGTGTTGCCTATGTATATATCAATGGAAGCAAATCAAGCAAAACCGGATTTCTACATATATGCCCTTGTGTCTACGAATGAAAATGTCAAAGGTGAAAATTCATTACGCGTGGACGTCGGGACTTTCGACGGACTCGGAGAGTCAATTGAATATATAGGAATCAGCCGAAACATGCCACAAAAAAGACTAAGTCAACACCATGCAAGCAAAAACAAAAATTTAGGAATGTTTGTTTTAGATTCTGAAATAAAATCAGAATGGCATGCACTTAGAGACGAAGCAAAATATGTGAGCGACTACTTCGACCAATATGGCGAAGCACCAAAATTGCAGGGTGCTGCAAATTCAGGAAAATACTAAGGGGGTGAAATAAATGAATACAAGCGAATTAATCCGAATGGGATTCGAAGAATCCGAAGAAGCTAATGATTTAGTAGAGGATATGTGCGAGTGCTGCAACGATGCAGCCCAAGCACACAGAGCCAGAGGATATAAAGTCTGTCTGGACTGTTTCCACGAATTGGGAGTATAAACTCCTAATTCAATCATTCGCCCTAAGCGGAGCCGAAAGGCTCCTTCTCTTATTGTTCCTTTTTGGATGGCACTGGGTTTGGCACCCTATATATGTAGCGCTCCGTGAGAATGAGAAAGTGAGAGAGCGCGCCTCCCTTTATATACCCCCCTCTAGCTCGGCGCCCCCCTTTATATACCCCTCTCTATCTCGCCCATCCTCACCCGTGGCCCGCTCCCCTTTATATACCCCCTTCTATCTCAGCCTCTTTTTCAAAAAAAGCAAAAGCTTATATAGGCACACTCAATCTCTAATTATGCCTAAATCAAACGACCAAAAGCATTTTTTCATATATGCACTTGTCCCTACCGGTAGAACAACAGATTACCATCATGTGGACATGGCATCATTTGATGATGTAGTAAGCAGTTCCGTATATTACGGACTAACTCAAAATCCACAAAAGAGATTGAGTCAACACAGACCACGAAAAGGTTCCGACCTCGGTATGGTTGTGATAGATGAATGTGACCATCCATTATTAGCTTTAAAGCTTGAAGCTGATTATACATATGAACATTTTAAGAGAACTGGTGAAATCCCAAAACATCAAGGGATGGCAAACAGCGGGGTATACAGCTAAGCCCCAAAGCTTATAAAGGGGCACTCAATAGGTAAACAGAGGAAAAAATATGTCAAACAAAGAATACGAAACAATGAGCATGTGGCACACCTACAAGTCAAACGGTGGTAGTGCAGACTTCGAGACCTTCTATGCACACAGCAGGAAGAATCAAGAATTATTGGTAAAGGTTGCACGGGGTAAAGCATTACTCCGTGGCGCTAAGCCAATCACAGTAGGACACGAAGACCTAAGATTCAACGGTGGAGATATCGAAATCGGATGGGGTGAAGATGAGTAAACATCCTTGGGCACATCTATCTTTAAAACAGATATATGCAAACACAAGAGCACTAAGAAGAATAAGAAAAGAAATGGAAGAACAATTATGAAAACAAAACGAAAAGATGGATACACAGTAATCCACAGTGGGCGGGATGCCCGCGGTGGTAAGTATTGGTTAGTCCATGACCCTGACACAGGTGGTAGTAAATACATCTGGAAGAGAGGTCATGTCTGGGCAGGATTCCAAAAGGTATAAGGTAGAGGCCCCTATATAAAGGGGCTCCGCTCGTGTGGACGGCCCCAAAAAGTGCGAGCGGGATTAAGTCCTTTATATACCCCCTTATAGAAATTTGAGTCCCTCGACGAGAGAACCCACCCATAATAATATATGCTCCCCTACTATTGGTATATTATGAGCAAATACAGCACATGGTTAACCAGCTATATGGTTAGCATATCATACGCAACAAGGAAACTGTAAACATACATTCCGTGAGTTAGTCAGACAGTAAGATGTGGCCCAAGGAGTAGGCGCACCCCAACGGAAAGGGGCATGTCACCAACTGAAAGAGGTTAATAGCCAAGTTGGTATTAAGTGACTAATAACAGAGGAGGTCTGACAAGTGAAGATACTATGGGCAACTGGTCCCCATACGAAGGCTCTGCATGACCCTACTCCTCAGGCTGGATTGACCACCAGCCGACAACCTTATATAGGCATGGCCTATTGTATATTTAACGGGGTAGCTCCCTGTTATCGGGTATGGCCGAACAAGTCCGCCACGGACTAAGGCACAGGGTAAGCAAACCAAGAACCAACTGGTGGAGGGATGCTTAACTGGTAACGCGTCTACTATGTAGTGGCATAACGCGTTTGGAGGTATACATTAAATCCTCCTACCCACCTTATATACCCCCCTTTCCACGCTTGTGGATTTCAAAAAGTGCGAGCGGGATTTTTTCCTTTATATACCCCAATATAGGATTTTAGGGTTCTCGACGATAGGGGCCACCGAAAGTGGTATAAGTTAGCTCCCCTATACTATATTATGAGCAGAAGCGAACCATTTGGCAGTTGCGAAGACTGTGGGCTTGATGAAGTCGAATTATTCGGCGGACTGTGTGAAGATTGTGACACACAAATGTTTACTACATTCTGGACCGGTGAGGAATAAATGTATTTAATAAAGAAGTATGCTGAAGCCCGAAGAGATGCACCGGCACTAAGCCGTGAGGCAATTCGAGCAGAAGCAAATCTTGGCCTTCAATTAGAAAGTTTAATTTCAGCTTGGTCATCTTTAGCAAAAGATTCAAGAAATAAAAATGACTGGAACAACTTCGCTAAGTATGTATTAAATGAAATCGAAGCAATAGACAAAACAATAAAGGAGGTAAAGGCATGAAATTCGAAATAGAAGTATCTGATGACGATTGGAAACTAATGTTAAAGAATAGATACGGGCATGACAATGTTATAACCCGAAGCTATATGCTTGACATAGTGCACGACATCATCGACCAGATGCATGAGTAAACTATATATACCCCCTCCCTATTGGTATACTATGACAAGAAAACACTTCAGAGCAATAGCCAACATCTTAAAGATGCACAAAGCAAATGCAAATTTGATAATGGACTTTGCCAACGAATGCGATAAACATAACGACTACTTTGACCTGCACAGGTTTCTAACTGCATCAGGTTATTACGATTAAATAGCTCGTTTGTTTCGGAAGAGCTGGCCCCTCTATAAAAGGGCCGCCTCGTTTTCCACCCGTGTGGCCCCTCGGACCACAACGCTTATATAGCCACACTCATTGGTATAGTATGACTAAGATACAAGACATAAGAAACGAGTTTCGTTTCAGGAGAGCACCACGCAGAACCATCACTAAGAATAAAGTTGACTCTGGCGTGTTAGACCAACTCAAAGCAATCAAGTTGGGGTTGACCGATGAGTAAAGACAAACAAACTCTGATTGATGAGTGGATAGAGATGCAGATAGACATGTATATAGAAGAGAAACACAACGGTGACTAAATGAGTAAAGAAGACGCAACTGAGAGATATATACAATACCTTAAGAGAATCATGGAAGCTCACAGATGAAGAGCATCTTAGATATTCTTGATAACATGGAAGTAGAGTATTTCATACTCTGTGGATGTGAAGACGCTCCCTGCTGTGGTTGTAACGAGTAGGGGGGCTGTCCCCACATGTGGACGAACTGAGGGCAAAGCTTATATAGGCACACTCTATGGTATAGTATGACTAAAGGAACATGTGGTGCTATCACCAGAAAAGATTACGCAAAAGGCAGGGGTAAGAATCCCTGTGGCAAAACGGTATCAGTCGATGAGCCGTATGAAATATATAAGAACATCGCTTCAGGTTTTGAGTGGCGAGTATTGAAGAAATACCAAACACCTAAAAAGGAAGCTGAGAACTTTGAGAAAGCAAAAGCAGGTGCTGTCAATTACACCCGTTGGTTCTGCGCTGTCAAGTCACCTATGACTTATGACTCGTGGGAATACGGAGATGTATACGCACAGGACATTGTGACATACGGGGAAAGAGTTAAATAGGCTTCCCCCTATGTAGTATTACAGTTAAGCATATGCATAACACGTGACCAGAGTAGTAAGACAAGAATAGACCATACGCCAGTAACGACACACCACAACCAAATTAGCTGAACCATCCCTCAACGGTTATCTTAAGAGAGAGTTGGCCATTAACTGATTCGACATGATTGCATCACTAATCCCTGTTGTAGAGTTTCGTCGTGAAGCTATGACGCAATTCTCTTCATCTCACTATGACTCCATCTCCTGACCGTTCGCGGTTTGACTTGGAGCTGGTCACACCCTAATCGGTAACCTCTGTTCGTTAACAACACGTTACTGTGTGGCGACCGCTCCCAATGTGACTTGTTTCAAAGTATATACCACATTGGTGAAGTCGCATCTATCCACGCTTGTGGAAAATTTTCAATTTTTTTCTGCGGAACAGAGGCTCTTTATATACTACCCTCTACAAAAAACACTACGTCGTCGTGAGAACCCACCGCAAACTATAAGAGGCGCTCCAACTATGTAGTAATATGGTAACAGAGACTAAGAGTGGATTGCCTTGGCAGTCCCGAAATGAAACTGTCGACTACTTTGTTGAAGTCGGCACGACTCCGTATGGTAAATACGGTTTATACAAAGAAATGATTCCAGTCGGAGCTGGTAAGAGAGGACGTCATATGGAAATGGCAACTGAGATTCAGTTATCAAATCCTGAAGTCTTTAATAACTTAAAGCTTAGACAAATCGTTAGCAGGGGTTAAGCTTAAATAGGCTTACCCCTCTGGGTATCTATGACTAAGAAAGAAGTAATGGACTACCTATGGGCCCCTAAGTCAGAAGGTATTGTTTCTGGTATGCTTGACCATCTCGGTTTTACCGGTGTCGGCAAATCAGGACGATATCCTACTGGTGTAAAGTATGATGCATTGGTTGCACTAAGTGAAGCCGTCTTATCAGATGAAAAGATGGCATCAATGGTTGCATCTCGCACTCATGATTTACAAGGAGCTCGTAAGAGTAGAAAGTCCACAGTAAAAGCCAACCCCGATTCAATTGTTAGAGCACTACAAGCTGGAACTATTTCAGAAGCAGAGCTTAAAACAGCGATGAAGAAAGCTGGTATACTGTAGAAGTAAACGCTGAACACAGCGGTTAACAAGCAAACACGTAGGCGGGGCGATTCCCCGCCGGTATTACCTTTATTTACAGT